TATTGCTGTTAACGCTACTATCTACTGGGCTAACTTGCAGACAAAGAATGAGTTGTCTAACAAGTACCAAGTTGATCTTGGTGGGTTGTCCTCAGCAGCAGTACAGGCTCTTGAAGAGCGTGGGCTGACTGTTAAGAACAAGCAGGACGAGCGCGGTGACTTCATCACTGTGAAGTCCAATAACCCAATCAAGGCCTACGACACTCATGGCGAAGAGATCGGAGCCTTAGTCGGCAACGACTCTAAGGCTAAGGCTGTTGTAGGACACTACGACTGGTCGTTCCAGACTCGTAAGGGTCGAAGCCCGTCACTGCTCAAGATGGTCGTAACTGACCTGAACGTGTACGAGCCAAGCTCAGGAGGAGCTGAGTACGACATGGAGGCAGCTCTCTGATGCTGCTGATCGACGGCGACATCATTGCTTACCGTATCGCCGCCGCCTGTGAGGAAGAGACAGACATCTCTTTTGCGCTTCAGTCCTGTAGCACTTTTGTTGCAGGGCTGTTGCTCAACTACGAGGGGTTTGGTTTTGACTATCAAATCTACCTAACAGGCAAAGGTAACTTCAGGAATGACGTGGCTGTCACTGCTCCTTACAAGGGCAATCGAACTAAGCCTAAACCCAAGTATCTACCAGACGTTAGAGAATATCTGATAGACACTTGGGGTGCTTTGGTGACAGAGGGTGAGGAGGCTGACGATGCAATAGCTATCGCGGCTTCCGAGGCCTCAAGCATAGAAGGACTACTGCCCATCATCATTAGCATAGACAAAGATTTCGATCAGGTGGAAGGAACCCACTATAACTTTGTAAGGAACGAGGAATACTACATAACCGAGGAGGAAGGCTTGAAGAATTTCTACAAGCAAATCCTGACAGGCGATGCTATCGACAACATCATCGGAGTTGACGGCGTTGGCTCAGTAGGCGCTGAGGAGCTGATACGGGGCTGTTTGAAGGAGTCGGATATGTGGGACATTTGCGTAGACCAACTGGGCCGTGACAGGGCGCTAGAGAACGCTAGGCTAGTCTGGCTCAGGAGGTTTGCAGGACAGTTATGGTCTCCTCCTGATGAGAGAGATGATGAGGAGGTGTGGTATGCCCCGATCTCGTGTACCTCGCACTAGGGCAGGAGGAACGTGGACAGAGTCTCGCTACTGGCAGTTTATCAGGTCAGCACTGAGACAAGCCTATTCACGCTATCCTGTGAAGTTTCAAGCAAAGAAAAAGGTGGAGAGAAGAGTCACTGGTAAGCGTCACAAGTACGAGTATCAGTGTGCAGAGTGTGAAGGATGGTTTATGGGTAAGGAGACTCAGGTAGACCACATAGAGCCGGCAGGGTCGTTGAAGAACTATGACGACCTCGCTGGGTTCTGTGAGCGTCTCTTCTGTGAAGAAGACGGCCTGCAAGTCCTCTGTAGTGAATGCCACAAAGCCAAGACCAAATCAGAACGGAGTAAGCGTAAATGACAAAGCACTTTATTATTCCCGATACCCAAGTCAAACAAGGTAGCGATACTCGCCATCTCAAGTGGGCGGCTGAGTACGCAGTCAAACACAAACCTGACGTGATCGTACACTTAGGAGATCACTGGGATATGCCTTCTCTGTCGAGCTACGACAAGGGTAGTAAGTCATTCGAGGGACGCCGCTACATGGCTGACATCGAAGCTGGCAAAAAGGCTATGGACGTGTTTATGAAGCCTATCAGAAAGGCTCAGGCAAAGCAGCGACGTGGACATCGTCAGATATGGAAGCCTCGCATGGTGTTCCTGATGGGCAACCACGAGGAGCGCATACAACGCGCCATCGAGAAGCAGCCAGAGCTTGACGGTCTGATGAGCTACGACGACTTCCAGTTAGAGAGGCACGGATGGGAGGTAGTTCCCTTCTTGGAAGTCGCTATAATTGATGGGGTCTGTTACAGCCACTACTTTACCAGTGGCGTGATGGGACGCCCTGTCAGCAGCGCCAGAGCTTTGGTGACAAAGAAGATGGTCAGCTGCGTCATGGGACACGTACAAGACCGTGACATTGCCTACGCTAGGAGAGCTGATGGCAAGTCTGTTACTGGACTATTCGGTGGTATCTTTTACAGGGAAGATCAAGGATACCTTAACCCACAAACTAACGCATCGTGGAGAGGCGTGTGGATGCTTAACGAAGTAGAGGACGGCTCGTTCGACGAGATGCCGGTGAGCCTCAACTACTTGGAGAGGAAGTATGGAACTAACTATTGAGGAGCTGAAGGAAAAACTAGCCACAATCGACGAGATCAGCCTGATGGAGATTCTAGAGATCGACAGCAGAGACCTCGTCGAGCGTTTCGTAGACAAGATTGAGGACAAGGCTGACGAGTTGGCTGAGGACATCGGAGGTGTGTACGGTGGCTACTAAAGGCAAGTGGGTTCCTATTAGAGAACGTATCAAAAAAGACTTTGAGGAGGTAAATCCTGTGAAGGCGAATAGAGAGAGTATTGACGACATCACTCCATCCGAGTGGGACGCTTACAATATGAATAGGATTAAAAAGATAGGGGAGAATGTTTTGGGTAAGAACGGGGACACAGACCCTGCTGAGGTCAAGACGCTAGGAGGTAAAGTAGCCAGCAACAAAGGCAGCGAGGGATACTTACCGACTAAGTCTATTGACGAGCACAGAAAGGAGTTCTATGAGTCTGTAATGGCTAGTAGAGAAAACGATGCAGTGAACAAACCTGCACACTACAACAACGGTAATATAGAGTGTATAGATTATATCGAGCAACAGCTTACCGAAGATGAGTACAGAGGCTACTTGTTGGGTAATATAATCAAGTACACTCACAGACATAAATACAAGAACGGTGTAGAAGACCTGAAAAAGGCAAACTGGTATCTTGACAAATTAACCAAAAAGCTAGATAAAGAAGAGATCAATCTAGACCACTTGCAAGAATAGGATGAGTAAATGACAGATAGCATGGGGCCATACGAGCAATACATACACAAGTCACGATACGCACGGTATCTGCCTGAGAAACAGCGCCGTGAAACGTGGCCTGAAACGGTAGCTCGATACATCGAGTTCTTCCGTGACAAACTAGACAGCACTACAGCTGCGAAGCTAGAAGCTGCTATACTAAACCTAGACGTCATGCCCAGTATGAGGGCGCTGATGACAGCTGGCGAGGCTCTGGAGAGAGACAATGTAGCAGGGTTCAACTGCTCATATCTCCCGATAGATAACCCACGAGCCTTCGACGAGCTTATGTTCATACTGCTGTGCGGTACGGGCGTAGGCTTCAGTGTGGAGCGTCAGTACGTCAACAAGATGCCTGAGGTGGCTGAGGAGTTCTTTGACACAGAGACAGTCATACAGGTAGCAGACAGCAAGATAGGGTGGGCTAAGAGCTTCAGAGAGCTTGTGTCGCTGCTGTATAGCGGCCAAGTACCCAAGTGGGACGTATCGAAGGTACGACCTGCTGGAGAGCCTCTGAAGACGTTTGGAGGACGTTCCTCTGGCCCTGACCCATTGGTAGACCTGTTCAAGTTCACCGTAGAAGTGTTCAAGAAGGCAGCAGGGCGTAAGCTGTCTTCTATCGAGTGTCACGACCTGTGCTGTAAGGTTGCCGATATAGTGGTAGTCGGTGGCGTGAGGCGCAGTGCGTTGATAAGCCTGTCTAACTTAACTGATGACAGGATGAGGAGGGCTAAGTCTGGAGAGTGGTGGATGGAATCGCCGCATCGAGGCTTGGCTAACAACAGCGTGTGCTACACTGAGAAGCCTGACTTTGAGAGCTTCTTAGCTGAATGGACTAGTCTGTTTGAGAGTAAGAGTGGAGAGCGTGGGTTGTTCTCTCGTCCAGCTGCAAAAGCGATAGCGGCAAGGAACGGACGACGAGACCCCGACTATGACTTTGGCACTAACCCGTGTTCAGAGATCATTCTAAGACCGAACCAGTTCTGTAACCTGTCTGAGATCGTACTACGTAGTAACGACACCAGAGAGAGCTTCTTACAGAAGGTGGAGATAGCGACAATCTTAGGCACTCTACAGGCTACACTTACTAACTTCCGGTACTTGCGTAAGTGCTGGGCTGACAACACACAGGACGAGGCGTTGTTGGGTGTTAGTATCACGGGTGTTATGGACAACACCAAGATCAGCGGAGACGCTGAGCTGCTAGCAGAGGCACGAGAGCTGTCTGTAGCCGTCAACGAGACATGGGCGGCTAAGTTAGGCATCAATCAGTCTACTGCTATCACGTGCGTTAAGCCAAGCGGTACAGTGAGTCAGTTGGTCAACAGCGCCTCAGGGTGTCACCCACGATTCAGTAAGTATTACGTCCGACGTGTACGAGCTGACAAGCGTGACCCTATGAGTACTGCTCTGATCGACGCTGGAGTCCCGTATGAGGAAGATAAATTCAACCCAGCTACTTGGGTATTTAGCTTCCCTATGAAGGCTCCTGCACGCTCTGTGACGACCTCAGAGATGGGAGCTATGGAACAGCTCCGTGTCTGGAGTGTGTTACAGGAGCACTGGTGTGAGCACAAGCCGTCAATCACTGTGTACTACAAGGACTCTGAGTTCTTGGAAATAGGACAGTGGGTGTACAACAACTTTGATACAGTGAGTGGAATTAGCTTTCTGCCTTACAGCGATCATTCCTATGTACAGGCTCCTTACGAGGAGATAGATGAGAAAGCGTACAAGGAACTGCTGAAGACGATGCCTAAGACTATCAACTGGGACATCAATGAGTACGAAGACATGACTGAGGGTGCTCAGAACCTAGCCTGTGTGGCTGGGGCTTGCGAAGTGTAGTAATAGTAAAGCCCACTAGAGATATGGAAGTCTCTAGTGGGCTTTTTTTGTGCCTGCAACAGCACGATCCTAAGGTAGCACAAAGGATTCTTTACAGAAGGTCTCGACGCATGGCGTCTTTGTCTTCATCGTCTAGACTATCAATTATCTTCAAGGCAGAAGACATGAAAAACTCAGGAGCCATTTCACCAGCTGTTCTTGCTACCTGCTCGTTCAGAGCTAAGAGTTTGTTAACTGCAAATCTATTAGTAGCTATCTTACTAAGAACCATAGGAGTTAAGAACACCATAGCGCCCATGCCTAGACCGCCTATACTAGCAGCCCCTACACCTAAGGCAGCTTGGATGCCTGTAGGAACTGCTGCTGCGGCTCCTAATTCCCTTTGCCTTATTGCTAGATCAAACAACGTACCTTTCTGCTTCCTCGAAGTATCAGCAATAGCATTAACAATTCTCCTAAAGTTTCCGTAGTCTTCCCCAAGAATTATTTTAGCCCTAGCAGCCACTTCTGGAGAGTTTAGGTCTTTAGCCATCTTGCCAAACTTAGTAAAGTCAGTAGCGTCGTCGATGCCTCTGAACAGCTCTTGAACATACCCCTGCCTTACAAACTTCTTAGCCTGTTTAGCGTTCTGAGGCACACCATCAGGAAGTTTGACCTTAGCCTTTCTAGCCGCCGCAAAAGCAGCATCTATACTGGACATCATATTACCTATCTTGCTCTTATTAGTGCCTGTAACCAGTAATTTACCAATAGTGTCGTAGTCTCCTTTTTCAGAAGCGGCTATGATTCTACTGTTGATTTTAGGAAACAAGTCAGTCATAGTCTCAGAATATACCTTGTTCATCTGCTTATAAGCAGAAGCAGCATTAGGGCTTATATTCTTCAACGCGGTCTCTACTCCAGACTGAAGAGCTTTGTTAAGTTTAGTAAGGTCTTTTACAGCCTTAGGGTCAGCGTTCTTACCGTTAGGCATAGCCTTCTGAATCATGTTAGTTACGTCTTTTTGTAGCTGTATCAGAGAATCTATATTGGCTGTCTTAGCTCTCTTATAAGCTCCAGACTTTTTGAACAGGTTTCCATATATTTTGTCAGCTTCTTTTAGGGTTTTCCTGCCTATTTTGCTTCCTAAGTCTGTTCGATACTTCTTTTCAAAAGCCTCAAGAGCAGCAGCAACAGGTCTTGTTGATGTTTTCTTCTTACCATACTCTTTAATTATGTTGTTTAGACCATCTTTATACAAGGATTTAGCAGCGCTTCTTCCGGTTTCAATAGCACCTGCGACTACTTCACCAACGCCGCCAATAGTTCTAGACGCTCCTATGTCCATACCCGTGTCTATAAGCTCATCAATAGCGTCTTTGATAACTTGGTTGTTAGCGTCTATCCTATTCTTAGCAAAGATTCCAGAAAATAAGCCGGTATCTCCAATGCCTTCAGCAATCTTACGAACAGCACCAGCTTGGCCTGTTTGGGCCGCTGATAGACCGCCTCCGCCTTTGCTAAGTAAAAACTCTTGTGTAATTCTCAAGCTCTCTGGAGTGTTTGCTTCGATGTCGTCAAAGTTTACTATCCTCTGTCTTACAGAAGGAGTTTTAGGAGCTATTCCCAAACCTCTCCTAAAAAGATTACCTACAGGAATATCTAAAGACTTGGCTACTGGACGCAGAACTTTACCAGCGCCTAAAGTAGCCACATCAAAAGTAGCAGACAAAGCAGCTTCTTTAGCCGCGTCGCCTAAGTCTAGTTCTTCTCCAGTAACTACGTCAGAAGCCAAAGAGCCTCCAAAAGCTCCCGCAGCCCCTCCTATGATCCCTCCAGCAATCGTTCCTACAACAGGGACAGCGCTACCAGCAGCCGCCCCAGCCAAAGCACCGCCGATACTGGCAGGAACCTCTAAGTTTTCTTTTAAGTAGCTGCCTACGTCAGAGAAAAAAGACTGATCTTCAATCATATCTCCAGTAGTGCTTCCGCCGCCTTTTAGAATTAAAGCGTTAAGCTCATCGTCTGTAAGTTTACTATAATCTGTCATTTTTCACCTACAAAGTAAATCCACGAGTTTGTCTAAGTACTTCATTCTGCTGCTGGACTAAAGCATCAGTCTCCGCCTGTTCTTGTTCTTGACGACGTCTTTCTACCTCTTGCCTAGCTTCTACAGCAGCTGCTATGTCGGACTGACTAGGACGATTAACTACATTGCCTTCCTCATCCTTTTCAGGATTCCACATAAGACCGTACTTCTGAGCTATGCCCCGCTCCCATCCTTCTTCAGCTTGTATTTCTCTCCATTCTGCATCAAAGTTTTGATCTATGCCTTTGTTGTCTGCTAAATGAATAGCCCTAAGGTTTTCACGCTCTGCTGTTATTGCTGCTAGTTTAGCCATCCCTCTCATGTATTGAGCTACGTATTCTGGGTTGGCTGTGGCTGACGGAAAACCTGACATTGCTATTGCTATATCTTTATCAGAAGCGACTCCTGGGGGTAGAGATTCCATTACCATGTTGTTTTTAATTTGATTAAACTCAGTACGTAGTTTAGTTACCTCGCCCTCGCTTCCGTTCAATTCATTCCATTTTTCCTGCGCTAGCGCCCTAAACCCAGACAGAGGCTCTAGAGCTAAATACTCGTTAGCTATATTAGTAGCCCTAGTAGCTAGATCAGTTTGCTCTCTTGAGGCTGCTGTAGCTTCTCGTATTGCTCTTTTATCAGCAGCTCCTAACGCCCCTGCTTGGGTTTCTGCAATCAATAAGTCTACTCTATTCTTTTCTTCTTTGATTGTCATCTCTCTGTTAGCTTGAGTTTCTTGAACCTTTCTCCAAGCCACTAAGTCTTCTTGCGTCTCTCCAGCAAGCTCTAGCTCTCCTTGTCTAACGTCAATTTCTCTCAGCCTAGCCGCTAACTCTACAGGAAGAGCTGCTTGAGAGGTCTCAGCATTCATCATATTAGCCTCAGCAGACATGGTAGACGCATCGGCCCTTTGTTTGTCTCGTTGCTCCTGAGCTACTCCCATCATATATTGAACACCAGAGCCGGCACGCACTCGGTCTAGAATATCAGCATATTTCTGATGCTCTTCGTCGGTCTCTGGTCTACCTAGCTTCTGTAGCTCCTCACGAGCCGCCTCAGCCTCGGTACGTAAATCTATACCCAACATACCCCCTGTGGCTCTACGTAGCTGACGCTCCCTCTGAGGGCCGTAGTAAGCAGCCATGCCGCCTAAAGTCCCTACTAGATCAGCAGCACGTACTCCTTCTGACTTGTCCTCTATTACTTCGTTGGGCAGAACATCTTTGAACAGCCCTTGAATGTCTATCTGTGCCATGTCTGCTCCTTACCCGAATATACCACTAAGAATTTGATTTAGAAGACCAGAGTCTCCTCCAGACCCAGCTGCTGAAGCCCCTGCTGATCGTTCTTGAGCCTGAGCAGCCCTGTTTCCAGTAATAATGTTACTGATTGCTTGAATCTGCTGCTGTCTCAAGTTAGAAGCCGCTACTTCAGCTCCTAGTTTAGATTGTAGACCTGCCTCAGTTAACGCGCCTTGCAGCTGTGCTAGTTGTCGCTGACCAGCAGCTCCTATATTAGCAAGGTCTAGAGAAGGCTGAACCGTCGCTAGAAGCTCCTGCTGAGGCCTGTAAGCCTCGCCAAGCAATGACGTACCTAGACCCAACTGCTGAGCTTGATACGCTAGAGCCTGTCGTGAGGCCTCCTGACGCGCTCTAGACTCTAGATCGGCCTGATTCAGTCCTAGTTGACGACCTTGTAGACCAAGCTCGCCAAACATACCCGTCTCTGCCTGCCCTTGCTGTATAGCCTGTAGAGTCTGTGCTGACCTACGAGCAGCCTCTTGTTCTGCCATCTGTCGAGCTTGTACTGTGCTTCCTAGTCGAGCTTCCTCTACAGCCTTAGCTCTGGCGAACTCTTCTGGAGTGCCGCCGAACATAGCTGACCGTACACCGCCTCGGCCTTGACTGAATAGTCTCTGCTCTAGAGCTAGCTGCTCTCGTTGACGTGCCGGAGCCTGCATGGCTTCAAGTTCTTGATAAATCTGTTGCTGTCTAGCCATGTCTGGTTGACTAGATAGCATACTTATCAAGTCTTGTTCTCGCTGTCTAGAAGAACCTAATCCAAGCCCTCCTAGCTCTGCTTCCAAGCCCAACAGAACATTTCTGCCCATTTCTGGAGCACCACTGACCCCAAACTCACCAGCTGCCTGTCGATAGACATCAGCCAATGATTCACGGTCTGATATAAGCCCTGTACCGGCCTGTGTAAGTTGTTGTCGTATTGCTTCCTGTTCAGGCGTTAAATTAAATTCCATACCGCCTGTGGGAGTAGCTTGAGCGCCTCCTAGAGCAGACGTTACGGCAAAAGGTCTAAACTCCGTAACAGGAGCCAGAGCTTGTCCTTCCGTTTTTGCTCTTTCTAGGGCTTGTGTACCTACTTTTTGGACATCGCTAATGCCTTTATCAAAACCGTAGATAGCTGCTGCTCCAGACAAAGCATCAGTTAGTAAACTCATTTGCTATCTTCTCCCTCTTAAATTGAGTAGCCCTATAAACTTAGGGTCTAATACGTCTCTAATTTGAAACTCATCACCAAACAAGGCTTGTGCAAAAGGAGCTGAAAGACCCGCTACTCCTGCGGCTCCTCGCTCTCCTTTTTCCCCGTCCTTACCATCCTTACCATCCTTTCCAGCAGCGCCGTCGGCCCCATCAACACCGTCCACACCATCAATACCATCAACACCGTCAACACCGTCACTACCGTCCTTTCCATCTTGTCCAGCAGCTCCTGTGTCGCCTTTATCACCTTTGTCACCTTTGTCACCGGCGTCACCTTTGTCACCTTTGTCACCGGTATCGCCTTTGTCACCTTTGTCACCGGCGTCACCTTTGTCGCCTTTGTCGCCAGCGTCACCTTTGTCACCGGTATCGCCTTTGTCACCTTTGTCACCGGCGTCACCTTTGTCTCCGGTCAGTCCTGTGT